CATCGCACGCCGGATGCGCTGGCGATCCGGCCGCGGCGTTTCATGACCATTGGCTCTCCGGTCGGGACCGGTCGAGTCGATGTAAATACAATAATAGTTTTGTTCAATGGGCGGGTCGTCTGCGATTGATTTTCCGTGCCTGCGTTCGAGCTGCCGCTGTAGGAAAAAAGCGACATCGCCACCACGCCAGCTACTAGGCCCTTTCCCAGGATCTCCCGCAGCACACCCTCACGTCTGGTGCCTTTGCTGCGCTCTAACACAGCATCGACCATCGCTTCTCGAGGGTCCTCGCCTGCGATTGCCGCTAGTTCTGCCGCCGTCTCTGGCGTCACCGTTCTGCCTCGATGGCGCATATCGCTGATCACGCTTTGAGCTACCCCCATGCGGCGGGCGAGGGCGGCATCCCCATGACATTTTTCCGACGCCTTGTCAATTAGGGTAATTAAATTTGGCATTACGCAACCTTGTGTAATACGCTCCTGCTCCTACACAACGTTGTGTAGTTATCCAGGAGCCACCTGATGATCAAAGTATCCGTCCCTGCGGTCGTTACCCGCAACATGTCCGGAGTGGGGAAGACCTCCGGCAAGTCTTACAACATGGATTTCCAGACCGTCTACGTCCACACGATCGGTCGCGACGGCAAGGTCGCACCCTTCCCGGAGAAGGTCGAAATCATCCTGGACAAGAACGAGCAGGGTCAGCCGCTCGTCTATGCACCGGGTGAATACCAGCTGCACCCCGCCAGCGTTTACGTGGATCGCACGGGGAATCTCGCGGTGGCTCCACGCCTCGCGCCGATCCCTGCTCAACGCTGAACCGGGGTGCTCCATGCCCTCGCATGACGCCCTGCAGGCCGCGCTCCTGGCGCAGCTGTCCAGCGCGATCCTGGCGCTCCTGCGCGACGCTCAAGATGATGGCCTCGACGGTCTGAGCATCAGCGCATCGGCCGACGCCGGCCATGTCAGCATCGACCTCGCGTACATGGCGGGTGGCGTGCCCGTCTCGGGGCATTCGCTGTGAGCGCCGTCGCCTGCGGCTTCGTCCGCCGCGCTAACTGGCTGCGCAACCTCGACGGCGGCCCGTTCCGCTCGTACACGCCTTTCGAGCAGCACATTGCCGACTGCCTGCGTGGCGAAGCGGCCTACCTCATCGGGTTCATGGCGTCATGAGCCGCTTCCTCGCCACCATCGTTCGCGGCTTCGGCTGGCGCCTCGGCGCTATCGCTGCGGTCGCGCTCGCCGCGCTCCTGGGGAGGCTCCTGTGAGCCTCGCCCTCGCCAAGCAGCAGTACGACGCCGCCGTGCAGTCTGGCCGCCTCGCCTTCACGAATGGCGCGATCGAGCGCCATCAGGCCACGTACCGCGCTCCGGTGGCGCCGCACGTTGCGACCTTCATGGGCGCTCATCAGGCCCGTGTGGACGCTGCACGCGCCGCGTCGATGGAGTCGCTGCGCGCGTTCTCGGCTCGTTCGTTCGACGCTTCCAAGGTGGCGCAGGAAGGGCGCGCAGCGCCCGGGCTTGTCTCAGTATCAACAACTTGCAGAGGCAAGTCGACGCCTCTGGCCTGGGCCGAGAACGTCGTGACCATCGACCCGGCTGCGGCCCGCGTCACCCGCCTGCGCAAGGGCCTCGGCATCGCCGCCAAGCAGCTGCACAACCTCGGCGAGCGCAATCAGCAAGTCTGGATGCAGACGCTGACCTACGCCGGCGATAACCGCGCCTGGAAGCCCGAGCACATCAGCCGCTACCTCGACGCGCTGCGCAAGTGGCACTACGCCGTCACGGGCTCGAAGACGGTCCGCTACGCCTGGGTCGCCGAGCTCCAGAAGCGCGGCGTCATCCACTACCACGTGATCGTGTGGCTCGCTGGTGGCCTCACGCCGCCCAAGGGCGACAGGCCGTGGCGCACCACGGACCGCCAGGGCCTTGCGGTCTGGCATCCGCCGATGTGGCCGCACGGCATGAGCCGCCGCGACAAGTCAACCGCTCCGGTCGCGTACCTCATGAAGTACGCCAGCAAGGTCGAGAGCAAAACCGTTGGGAGCTTCCCCCATGGAGCACGCATTCACGGCGCAGGGGGCATGGATGCTTCTGGGCGCGCTATCCGTCGCTGGGTGCTGTGGCCTGCGTATGTGCAGGGCAATGCTTCGGTCGCCGACCGCTTCCGACCTGCGCCGGGAGGCGGCTACCTCAATGATTCAACGGGAGAGCTTCTCCTCGCTGAGTGGGCACCAACGGGCGGCGGTTTTCAGAGCTTTATCCGAGTGCGGCACACCCCGCGACGCATCGACCCGGCCGGCCCGTTCTCGTGGCTCCCTGAGTCGCCCACCGTCCATTGAGGTCGCATGAAGCCATACCGCCCACTCTATCCCGGCCTCCGTTTTCTCCTCGCGGTGGACCGCATCCTCCGCACCCTTCGATCACTTAGGACCTGAATCATGGACGACTCTGACGATCTTGACGGCGAATGCCCACAGTGCGCCGCGGAAGTGGAATACGGCGAGTGGATCGCGGTGGGCGACTGCATCGGCTGCCCGTGCTGCGGGTGGGTCGGTGAGGTCGATGACGTGTATCCGGAGGCCTGATGCCCGGCTTTCAAGTCCGCGACACCTGCTATCCGACGGCCAAGCAGGCCGCCGAGGTTTCGGCGTCGAGCATCGCCGGTGGGATCGCCACGGAAGGAGGGCGCACCTTCTTCATCAGCGTGGGACAGGTCACCGACACCTCGATCACCTACGTTCTCACCACGGCCGACAAGTCGATCGTCTATCCGAGCGTGCAGCCCTATGCCGCGCAGCCTTGCAACGTCCCCGAGCTGCTGCCCGAGACGGTCCTCAAGGTCATCACGTTCGGCTTCGGCGCGGTGCTCACCTTCTGGCTCATCGGCTACGGAATCGGACTCGCAACCGGCCTCATCAAGAAAGTCTGAGCTTCCCGCCGTCAGCGCCTGTCCCGGGTGCTGTCGGCAGCAAGTTCGCTGCATCTCAACCAACCATCGAAAGTCTGAAATGAACAAGCTCTCCGCTCGCCTCGCTCCCTACGGCGCCAAGATCGCAACCGCCGGCATGCTGCTGCCGCTGGCAATGGTGAACGCACACGCCGACATCGCCGCCACCCTGGACGCCGTGGACCTCGCCGGCATCGTCACCAAGGTCGGCGCCGCCGCCCTGGTTATCGTCGGCATCGCCCTGGCCTTCAAGGGTCCGGACGTCGCCAAGCGTGTCGTGAAGAAGGTCTAAGACCATGTCCAGCGGCGCACTCATCGCACTCTGTTATTGCCTGATGGCCATGATTGGCGCGATGGGTGCCGCCGCATTTATCCACGGCATGAAGGCATCGCCATGAACACTCGTCAACTCCGCGTCCGTGTTCATCGCAATGCCCAAAGCGCATGCAGGTTATGCCCAGGTCGCACCGCCCACCGGATGGGCTGCGGGCGGAGGCTCCACCTATGGCACCGTCACGGGCCGTCTCGCCGCTGCTGCTGCATCCAATGGGTCCAGCTACTGGACATCTTCGACGGTCATCAACGCTGGCGGCCGCGCGATCACGGTTCCGGCGGCTGGCCGTTTTGCTGCCAACGCTGGCAAGTACGCCGCTCGCGGCTTGATGGTCAACCCATTGGCCATCGGCGTCGCTGGTGCTGCATGGCTCGCCTCCGAGTGCGTTTCGTACAACAACGGATGGGAACTCACCTGCGGCGGAACACCGCCCAAGCCATCGGACGGCTATGTCTACAGTCTCTCGGGACTCAATTCGGCTACCTACAACCGGCCGACGCGCGAGGAAGCTTGTTCGGACCTCGCTGAAATGTCTGAAGCCGTGGCGCATGGCGTTGGTAATTCCGAAGTCTCGAGCGTCTACGTCGATCTCAACACGTGTCGCATTTCGTACAAGGATCGGTGGGACGGACGCACGTACAAATACGACGCCGGTTTCAACCCTCGCCCTGCCGATTGCCCTGCAGGTTGGTATGTCACGCCCGCTGGTTGCGTATCGACGCCGCCGCCGCAAAAGCTGACCCCTGAGGATGTCGAGAACAAGATGGCGCCGAAAACGATCCCGCCTGAGGTGTTTCCTAACATCCCCAACACACCCATTCCGATCGGTCCGCCAAGCGTCAATCCGTCCTCGCCGCCCGACATTGCTCCGCAGCCCTTTCACGTGCCGAACGGCACGCCGTCTGCAGTGCCTAACAGTAATCCCCAGACGTGGGACCATCCCATCATCACGGTGACGCCAGCACCGACGGTGGATGACCCCTGGCGGGTCGTCACCACGCCGCGCACGGTCCGTCGCAACACCCCCGCGCCGCTTACTGATCCGGTCACCGGTGACATCCCCGGGGCCGATCCCCTGGCGCCGATCGACCCGAGCAACCCGCCGACCGATCCGACCGAAGAGCCGGACACATCCAGTCCGACGGACTCCGCGCTGCCCGATCTGCCCAAGCTCTATGAGCCCAAATACAAAGAGGGCCTGGAAGGTGTGTGGAAAGAGCAGAAGGAGCGCTTGAAGTCCACCAGCCTCAGCCAGCTGACCGAGTCGCTCATGCCCAAGATCACGGGCGGCGGATCGTGTCCGGCGTGGCAGGTCAATCTGGATTTCGCCGGGTGGGCAAGCTACGGTAGCAAGAATGTCGCGCCGCCGTGCGAAGTCTGGGAGTGGGGGCGAATGATCATCCTGGTGAGCGCCTTGCTCCTGGCCCGCGCGCTGATCTTCGGAGGCTGACATGGCAGCAGCATTCACGATGCTTTTCGCCAAGATCACGGCGGTGCTGACATGGATCGGCAAGCTGTGGACGGCGGTGTTCGTGGCGATCTGGGACGTTGTCAAAGACGCATGGTCCTGGGCGTTTGAGCAGATCTGCAAGGTTGCCGTGTCTGCGATTGAAGCGCTCGACGTCAGCAGCATCACCCAGTACACGCTCAGTGCCGGCGCGCTGCCGGGCGAGGTGATGAACGTCCTCTCACTGCTCGGCGTCGGAACGGCGATCAGCATCATCGTCGCGGCGATCGGCATCCGGCTCGCGCTCCAACTCATTCCGTTCACCCGGCTCGGATCATGATCAACATCCTCATCGGCGCACCCGGTGCCGGCAAGTCCTACGAGGCCGTCGTCTTCCACGTCCTGCCGGCCTTGGCGCGTGGTCGCAAGGTCATCACGAATCTTCCGCTCAACCTCGAAGCCCTGTCCACCATCGATTCCGCGTATCCCGACCTGGTCGAGCTGCGCGAGCGCACCCTGGCCGAGCCGCCCGCCGAGGACGACACGCCCGCCAACCCGCGCGCGCGCCGCTTCGCCCGGCCGTTTTCGACGCGTGCTTTCGCCAACGCCGAGGACTTCGCCAGCGACTGGCGCCACGCCGAGGGCATGGGACCGCTGTACGTCGTGGACGAGTGCCATTTCGCCATGCCTCGCGTCGGCACGCAGATCGCGGTCGAGGAGTGGTTCTCCATGCACCGGCACTACAACGCCGACGTGCTGCTGATCACCCAGTCGAGCGGCAAGATCAGCCGGGCGATCGTGGACCTCGTCCAGGTCTGCTACAAGGTCCGCAAGGCCGTCGCCCTGGGCAAGCCGGACGGCTACATCCGCAAGGTGCTCGACGGCGTCAACGGCGGGGAGGTGAGCACGACGGAGCGCAAATACCAGACGCAGTACTTCGGCATCTGGCGCAGCCACACGCAGGGCATGGCGGTCGCCGAGGTCAAGGCCGACGACGTTGCGCCGTTCCTCGTCAAGTTCAAGCGCTTCAGCTATGCGTTCTACTGCGTCGCGGCGGTGGCGGTGGTCTATGCGTTCTGGCCGTCGGGCAAGAAGCCCGATGCGCCGCCGAAGGTCGCCGCAGCGCCTGTGCCGCAGGTCACCCCCACGGCCGAGCCGAAAGCCGCCACGCCGGCCGCGCTGCCAGCCGCGTCAGGACAGCCAGGTCAAGCGCCCGTCATTGCCGCGCCGGTCGAGCCGCCCAAGCCAGCAGGCCCGCCCGATCCCTACGCCTCGAAGGCGCTGCACCTCACCGGCCGCATGACCATGGGCAGCCGCACGCTCTATGCGTTCGCTATCAGCGAAGGAGGGCGACGCATCGCCGACACGACCAGCGACGAGCTTATCCGCGCCGGCTACAAGTGGCAGGCTATGGCCGAGTGCATGGGCGTGCTGACCTGGGGTGACACCCAGAAGCCGATCAGTTGCGACGCGCCCGCCATGCCGCAAGGCGCCAAGCAAGACCCGGTTGTGGTCGCCATCCCGCAAGGGGGTGGACCCATCCTCGCCTCAAGTGATCGCCGCTCATAGGTAGGACCGGAAGGAAGCCCGCAAGCGGAGGGGACCCGCTTGCGGGGAGGGGCCGCGAGGACTGGACTGAGGACCGTGCCCACGTCCTCGCCATCTCATTGCCAATCGCTGGTCACGGGACCCGTTTGCGATTGGTCGACCTGAACTCCCTTGGCACATAGTCGAATTGCCGTGGATTCCGGTGGTGCGTCGCAGGCAGTATTTTCAGTCCCGGACGCTGTCGACGTCGACGCGCCAAACGCAAGCCGATGAAGATGGCCACAAGGATCAGCGCGACCGCCAGCGCGGCCCAAGTCATCGGCGTCAAAGCTCATCCTTCCACGTTCTTGCTAAGCGGCTGTTCGGGGACCCGCTTGCGGGGGATGGTACTTCGATCGGAGACGATTCCCGGGCCATCGGATCAGTCTCCGCAAGCGTGCGAAAAGTCCGAATTTCGGCAATACAAGAGGACTTATGTTAATAATCCGGACGATCCTGGTCCGACGCAGGCGCGTGACGACGTCGAACGTCCTCCAGTGCATGCCTAGTGCAGCGCGAATCCCTTTCGGTCTTCTGGCCGACGGTCCGCCCGCGCCACCCCGGGACCGGACGGATCTCACACCACCGTCGGGGTCGCCGCGCCGTCCATCGACAGGACCGCGCCGGAGACGTAGCCGGCCCGGG